CTGTGATGCCACTACATTCGCACGTGGGTCAACTGTTCCTTGTGCGGCTTGTGTTGCTTGTAATGCTGTATCTACATTTTCTTTTGATGTATCTGCTTCTACAGTTTGAGGTGCTATTTTTTGTACCGTATCTGCTTGAGTAACACCTGCTACAGCAGTATCAATAGGATTAATTGTACCAAGCTGACCTGTGCCAGTAGTTAGCTCTGTGCCTGTTGGAACTGCCCCTGATGGGTTCATTATCTGTGCGGCATTAACTGCCCCACCTACAGGAACACCCGGCTGTGTCATTCTTTGTACTGTTATATCGCCTATGTTTGTAGGTTGCTGTTCTTCAGTTGTTTGTTCGGTAGTTTCTGTAGGTGTAGTTGTACCACCTTCTTGCATTTTAATAACAACACCACCCTTTGCCATCTGTTGTGCTTGTTTAACAAAATTATTCATTTGCATTTGTTTAGCAGGATTTGCTCCAAGAAACTTGTCAAACTCTTTCATGTCTCCTTGATAACCCATAGCACGTGCTATCTTTGCCATACCACTAGGTTTAAATGCTTTGAACATAGCCATAATTATTTCCTATCTAATGCTCTATCTAATTTATCTTCTACTCTATGAAGTGCTTCCATAACTCTATCCATGTCATCCTTTAATTCAAACTTTGTTGCATATTCTTCACGAGTTTTGTTTAATAAAATCTGTAATCGTTTTACTTCTGTAAACATTTGACGAAATGCCCAGAACACTGGAGCAATAACCATCGTTAAAACTATATTCCAAAATAACATAGCGTCTATTATCATGTTGATATCTCCACAGCTATAAGAGAACAATTTCTTATGTCAAAAACAATTGGGGATACATCTAAATCGTTAGAGGTAACAGTATAAGTTACAGAAGAAGTAGTATTTGGTTCGTCTACATACTGAGTAGATAAATGATAATACCAAGGGTCAGAAGAACCTGTATTAAAAAAACCCCCAGAACGCAACTCTCTTAGACTTCCTGATAATTCTGTTCCATTTCTTTTTAACGCAATTTGTCCTCTATTAGTTCTTTCTTGTTCGTCAGGAATACTACCAGAAGCACTAGGTGTTACATGTGATATTTCCATACTAGTAAGTAATAAAATTTTTGCGCTAGTTGTTGAAGGTGTAATTGTAACAGTTGCTCTAGTAACATGTGACCCATATGTAGTTGTTGATGTAGAACTACCTACTTGGTTAAAACCTGTTGTATTATTTACACCTCTGCTACTTAATGATATTGGCATACTATGTTTTTCTTCCACTATAAAAATTGTTAATCGATACAGCTCCACCTACAGAAGCTAAAGGAACATTAGCATTTACAGTAGTAGATACTGTATTTACATCGTAATCACTACCACCTATTCTTACTACGCAACCACCCCAACCTGAACTAGGCCAACTAGATGTAATCTTTATAACTTGACTAGTATCTGTAATTGTAAATGTTCTAGTTTGTATTGAACCAAAACTATTATTACCGCTACTTGTCCACTGCTCTTCCAATGTACCATCTAAAAATATTTTATAAGTAGCACTGCCTGAAGATTGTTGTCTCATATTTGAACCACCACAGGTATAAGTTCCCGTATGGCTTACTGTAAACTGATAATTGCTAGTTCCTGTTGCTCCATTATCGTGCCATAGTGAATGATAATATAAATAAGTCTTATTACCACTTGTATAATTAACTATGGGTGTTCTAGTATAAACACCTCTATTTATATGATTTAAACTATTTTGTGTAAGATTTGAAGCAGTAACAGTTTCGTTTAAAATTGCTGGTACATAATTATTATCGGCACTTTTATAATATTCTAATAATGAATGTGGTGCATCACCACCATATTCAGTGGCTATTTGATTAAGAGATATTGCACCTGAACTTTGTAATGTCATTATGCTATAGTTCCTGAAGCTGTTACATCACCTACAGCAGTAAAGTTTCCACTTGTGTCGATAGCAAATTTAGCTGTGCCGTTGTATTTAAATACAAGTGCATCTGTTTTTGCTGAACTATTGATTGTAAAGTCACCTACTTCTACAGTCCAATCATTGCTTGCACCTATTTGTATAGATGTTGTTCCTGACGATGCATTAGTTGCTTTGAGAACAGGAGAATCAACATTATCTGCATATACATTAGCATATCGATTAGACGTAGTTCCTATATTATATGTGCTGTCAGTAGTAGATACTATATTACCTGTAGTTACAGAACCTGTGCCTGTATTTAAACTGGTAAATGTACCGCCTCCAAATACTACATCACCTGCGTTACCACTAAATACTTCACTACTATTAGTTGCATCAGCTATAAAAGTAAATTTACTTGCACTATCATCATATCCAAAGAAACCAAGTTTAGCAGTACTACCTGTATGGTATCTAAACTCTATACCTCTATCTTTATTATCATCTGAACTAGGAACAGTATCTCCACCTAATGTAAATATAGGGTCATCAATAGTTACTGTGGTACTATTTACTGTGGTCGTTGTTCCATTTATAGTTAAATTACCACTAATAGTAATACCACCTGTTATGTTAATATTACCTGTTCCTGTTATATCGGAACTATTTAAGTCTAAGTTGCCACCCAACTGAGGACTACTATCTGCTGATAAATCTGTATTTATAGCCGTAAAAGAAAGTTGACCACTACCATTTGTTTGTAATACTTCATTAGCATTTCCATCTGCTATAGGAAAATTTAAACCATCTAATACTATTTTACCATTACCATTAGGTGTAATTGTTATATCACCATTTGTATTTGTACTAGTTAAAGAATTAGTGTCTAGTAACAAATTACCAACAGCTACATTTCCAGCAAAAGTTGCATTAGCACCTGCAAAAGTTAAAGCTGTTGTAGTTCCTGATTTAATAATTAAGTTGCCAGAAGTGTTTGTTAAAGAACCGTAGGTAGTACCATTGTCTTTAAGAAAAACATCACCACCATCGGCATCAAGTATAATATCTGTTGTAGCATCTAAAGTAATAGTGCCACTATTAGTTATCTGCTCTATGATTGGAGTAGTTAAAGTTTTATTAGTAAGAGTTTGTGAACCTGTTAAAGTAGTTACTGTGCTATCTATAGCAAATGTAACTGCATTTCCAGAAGCAGTACTATGAATACCTGTTCCCCCACTAAGTAATAGTGATTCACTATCTAAGTCTATAAATAACGAACCTCCAACTGTAGTATTACCTTGAAAACTTAACTTTTGTGCAGTATTTTGTGCATCAATATATGCTTTTACAGATTGTTGTGTTGGAAGATGTGTAGCAGAATTAGAAGCCATGTCATCTTCGTCTTTAAAACCATCTATAGTTAGAGTAGCGTCTGATAATGTGCCAAATGTAATTGCATTTGTTGTTGTAATAGCACCAAATCCAGAAACAATAGAACCAGAATTTAATGCACCAACAGTTGTAAGACTTGAAAAATTATCTAAAGTAGATTCAAAGTAAGTTACAAAATCTGTTAATGCTACTTGAACCATAGTGCCATTATCATTGACAATTAATCTGTCAGCATTTGCTAATGTTGTTGAAGTAGCAGAGGTGCTACCATCCACAATGTTTAATTCAGCACCTGTAGATGTAATAGCTGTACCATTAAAATTTATTGCATCTAAGTAAGCTATGCCATCTAAATAAAAATCTTTGAACTTAGCAGATGATGCTCCTAAATCTACTTGGTCATCTTGATAGGGTTGTATAATATTGGCATTTGTACCTTGTAATTCTCCTGCCTGTCCAAATGATGTAATACGTCCACCTTCTCCTGCTGTTCCATCGTGTGAATGTCCAGCACTAGAACTAAATGCGTCTACTAAAGCATTAAACTCATCATTAAAATCTGAGGCATTAATTACCAGACCAGTGGCAATATTATTACTAGATTGTCTAGTATATGTATTTCCCATTATCTTCTCCCGTTAAGGCTATATTCTAGTACTATTGTATCCAAACTAAAAGGTGGATTTGTATCTTCAGTAGTTATTTGTAATTGAAATGCTTTTGCAGAACCTATCAAAGGTTGAACAAGACTGCTATCAAAATTATCAGAACTATATTTAACTGTTGAACCACCATAAATTGATGTTAAATCATCAAACACAGAAAACTCAGTTAAGTCATTTGCATACGTTATACATATAGGTTGAGGTTCAACCTTACCAAAGTCTAAAATAGGACATACCTGCATATTAACTGCGCCTGATGGGTCTGTATATATTGTGCCTTTATAAAATGTTTTTCTTAATTGAGGGTCATCTAAAGTTAAATGAGGTGTATGAAAGATACCTTTTATATTTGCTCCATCAAAACTATTCCCACTTTCCATTCTATAAACATAACCATCATCATTAGCAAAATATATAAACTCTTCATCATTTTCATATTCGCTAAATATAACTCTAGCTTTTATACCTGATATTTCAGCCCATGAAAAGTTACCTTGCACTCCTTGTGTTCCTAATATTCCTTGCGAAGAAATATCAGTTATAGCTGTGTTATATGCAAAAATTCTGTATTGACTTTTAGCTCTTACGATGGTGGATGAAAACACAGAAGAAAAATTAGCAAGTTCTGTTATTTCTTTTTGTATCGGGTTAGATAAATTTTGAAGACTAAAATCTCCTATCTTATCTGTTGCACCTAAAGATTTTAAACCATCAGGTCCTAAGAAAATAACATCTCCTGCAATTTCTTGTACTGTATCTGGTGCAATTGCCCCCAAATCATTTGTTACAGGTTCTATTCTATAATCTTCAGCACTACTTCCTATAATTCTATTTATACTATTTTTTGTAAATACAATTAATTGCTCACGAAAAACTATTAAATCTGTTATTGTATCATTAAATCTAAATATACCACCGCCAGACGCTGATGTAAAATCTGTATCATTTAAATAAGCAGAGTATGCTAAAGTAGAGCCGTTTGCTACAAAGATATGTCCTTTTAGTAAAGCAATAAAGTCAGCACCCGTAAGAGAAGAAGAACTAACTTGTGTTATTGTATTTGCAACTCGGTCATATATTCTTGGATTACTTGTTCCATCAACTATAAATAAATTTTCATTACCATCAAAGTTGTACTTTAAAAACCTAACTTTACCAGAACCTGACAAAGATATTCCTGTACTACCAAAACTATTACTATCTGTTATTTGTGTCCATCCACTTCCTGATGAACGATATAGATGTGTTGTTCTAGCAGCAATAACAAAACCTGCATAACGAACTAAACCTCTAATTATATCTGGACTACCGCCAGTATTAGTTCCTGCAATTAAGTTAGTATCAAATTTAGAGTAACCCTGTATTCTTCTGTAACCACCTTCAATAGATGGTTCAAAGTTACGTAAAAGGGTAGCAGTTCCTATAGCATTTATACCTTGTTGTACAGGACTAAGATTAGTTATTAAACCACCTGTTAACTCTACTGGATATGTTCTCCATGCGTCAGCCATAATATACCTTATATAGTTATATGTAAATTATTGATTTTGTCAAGATTAATTAAAAGCCGCACCATCCGTGGCTCTAGCATTACCTAAACTAGTATTACCTGTATTGTTTATAATCATGCCAGAACGAACATATTCAAATCTATTTACTAATAAACTTCTCATACTTTCTATACCCTGAGTAAATTTTTCTTTAGCCACCATTGCATCTTGTGTATTTTCTCTAAACAGATAAGCATAAAACATTGCTCCATCTACAATAACATGAGCAAACCTTTCAGGTATAGTAGGCACATCATCAAATAATTCTAAGTCTACAGGAAATTGATAGTATTCATATATTACCGTGTATGCTTTATCAGGAGTAGGTACTAAACCATAACGTAAATCGGGTGTTCTAAATACATATTGAGGAATAGCCGACTTTGAATTATCATATTCATATTCTATATATTTATTAAGGTATTCTTCATAATCTATTACTTTTAATTTTCTTGTTTCAATATCAAGTGTTGTATCTTTTTTAATTCTAAAACTATCCATAGATATTGTTTTTAAACTATCAGGAAAAAAATAACGCATTATATTTGCTGACACTACATCTTCTTGTTCTACATGATTAAACGGATAGTTATACTGTTGTTGGTTAATATCTCGTATAGAATGATTAACTGCATCTTTTGCTTGTGCATAAAAACCTGTTGCTGTAGAGAAATTTGATGAGGTTAATTCAACTTCATTTAATCTTCTATTAATTTTATTTACTAATTCTAAGAAATCATAAGCCATTTTATCTCTCTTTAATAGTTATATTTATAGTTCGTTCAGTGCCTATGCCTCTATTGTCTGTAATACTACATGTAAAAGTATAAGTTAAATTATTTGTACCGCCTGATAAAATAATAACAGCTACCTTACCATCACTTGAAATAGACTGAGAAGTTGACGTAATATTATTAATAGTGTCTCCTGCATTTATTCTAGTCTTAACACCGTTTTCATTTTTTACAAACCAAATTACTTGAGATATAGTATTTGTTCCTAAAAACCTAGACCAATCAACACTATAGTCAAGTATATCATCCTTATCTTTATTTGGAAATTTTAAACTCATTTTATCTCGCCCTTATTTGTAACCTTCTAAACGCAGATGTATTAGGTACTGATTGGATTTTAACTACTCTATTTTCAAATGGTATTAAAACTCTTCTTTGAGCAGAGGTTAAACCACTGCTTGCTCTGACAAAAACAGTTCTTTGTCTATTATAATTATCTCTAAAGAAATCATAATTAAAAGAAATTGCATCTGCATCTATATTTCCAAGTCCTTGAATAGAAGCAATAGCATCTATAAAAGTTCGTGACTCAGCAGTAGCAGTTGCTACACCTTGTATAATAACCGTATCTGTTTGTGCTACTTTACTAACATTACCTACAGTACTAGTAACACCTGATACTAAGGATACAACATTTTTTAAACGTATAACAGAACCGCTTATAGTAGATACTGAAACTATTACAGAAGATGCTGATTTTAGTTTCTCTATCTGCCCTGCTATAGTTGCAACACCCCTCACACTAGATGTTGCTTCTTTTAGTTTATCAATCGATGCTACGATATTTGCTATACCTACTGCCGTAGCTGTAGCATCTTCTATTTGTTTTAATGTTCCAGTTACAGTTGAAACACCTGCAATGGTTACATTATCAGCAGATATTAATTTTGTTGCATCAGCACTAACAGATGTTGTACCTAAAATAGTAACTGCATCTGTTTCTACAAGCCCTTCAACTGCTCCTGTTACCGTTGCTACACCTGTTACAGTAGAAGAACCACCAAAGAATTTTATAGAAGTGTTAGTCTGACTTGCAACACCTTGAACTGTAGCAGTAGCATCTTGTATTACTTTTTCTATAGAACCAGTTACATTTGCTACACCGCTAATAGCACTAGTAACTTCTTTTATTTTATCAACAGATGAAATAGTATTTGCTACACCACCTATTGTTACACTATCTGCCGATATTAATTTTATTCCACTGCTAACTGTTGTAGCAATTCCTGTAATATTAGCAGTAGCATCTTGTATTACTTTTTCTATAGAGCCAGATACAGTTGCTACAC